ACAAAATGAACAAAAAAGAGTTAATAGAAATTATAGAAGGCTGTGTATACAATAGCCAAGTTTTAACAGAAGAAAGAGTATGTTTTAATGAATTAAGAAAAGAGCTAAACGAGGAACTACCCGAGCAATTAACTTTAACCGATGTTGTAAAATCGTTACCAATAGAAAGACCTAAACTAACGACAAGCTATAATGAACTTATACAAAAAAACAATTAGAACAGATAGCGAGCAGTTAATCAACAAAATTAAATATAAAAATAATTATGAGAGACAAAGAAAAAACATTCGAAATACTTCAAATTATAGCCGTTGGTTTTACAGCCTTTTTTATGGCCTTAGTTTTAATAAATGCAATACTAAATAAATAAATATGATAATACTTTTTGAGGTAATTTTATGGGTTGGAATAGCGAGGGCTTTTATGTGGTTGGGCGTAAAAGTTTACAAAGATAAGGAACCATTTTAAAGATAGTTATCAAATAATTTGTTTATAACGTTTATTTTAGCTATATTGAAATTGTTAGCAAATAAGCTATCACTTAAAACAGACAAAATGAACACTTACAGAGAAGCAGATTTACACAGAATGATTACAAAAAATGGTAATGTAGAAATTGACATAGTGCCTCATAACGGCGGTGAGCCAACAGTAAAAACTTTTACGAATTTTGATGAAGCGCTTGCTGAGATTACCGGCCTAGAATATGAAAATGAAATTTATTTCTAATAGTAACACCGGTGCAGAAAAAAGTAAAAATAATATTAATTTAAAAACAGACAAAATGAGAACCAAGACAGCAGTAAAACTTTACAAAGTAAATTCGGATTATATCATTAGCATAACGACTGACCATTTAAGCGGGTACAGGGCTACTAAAGAAGACATAAAAAAAGTTAAAGGTTTGGGCTTAACAGATTTTTTTGAACTTTATGACGATGACGATATGAAGTATTATTCAGGTTATGCAAACCTCGATTTAATGGAAGAAAAAAATTTAGATGAATTTGATATTTTGAACATTGGAATGTCGCACGCCGGATGCACCTATATGAAAACTAGAAGTAAGAACGGGAAAATGGAAATGGTATAATATTAACAATTTAAAAAAAGATAAAATTATGGAATGGTACGACGATTTAAATCCGGTAGACGAAAAAGAAAACGAATGCGGAATGTGCGGTAAAGCAATTGAGGACGATAAAGATTTTTGTTCAGCCGCTTGTTTTAGAGAAGATAATAGGTAAGTATAAAATTGGGTTGCTTACTTATAAAGGAGGGTCAGAAATGGCCTTCCTTTTTTTTGTACCTTTACTTTTATAAAAAACAAAATTAAATACGTTATATTATTATGATAAAGGTAAAAATTCCAACATCACTAAGCGAGATTACTCTAAGACAGTACAAACACTTTCTTAAAATTTCTGAAGATGTTAAAAGTGATAACTTTATGAATGCTAAAATGGTAGAGATTTTTTGCTCTCTTAAATTAGCAGAGGTAATGAAGTTAGAAGTTAATGCTGTGGATGAAATTGTAGAAATGATTTCAAAACTGTTTGAACAAAAACCTGCTTTAGTTACTAGATTTGAATTAAACGGGACCGATTACGGCTTCCATACAGGCCTAGATAATATGAGCCTAGGGGAATATATAGATTTAGATAATAACATCGGTGATTGGCCTAATATTGAGCGAGCGATGAATGTTTTATATAGACCGGTAGTTTCAAAGTTAAAAGAAAAATATAGTATAGCAGAATATGAAGTCGGAAACGAAGCAGATATTTTAGATATGCCAATGGATGCGGTTTTATCTTCAGTTTTTTTTTTGTGGAATTTAGGGATGGAATTATCGCAAGTTATGATGAACTCTTTGGAGGCGGAGGAAACGGAAGTCTTGACGAAATATCTCAATTCTCAACAAAATGGGGGTGGTATCAATCAGTTTACAGTCTCGCTGACGGCCTTATTACAAGATTTGAATCTATCACTAAATTAGGGATACACGAATGCTTGCAGATGCTTACTTTCAAAAAAGAAAAGACAGAGATTGAAAACAAACAAATGAAAAAAAAGTTTAACTAAATGAGTGTAGAAGCAAATATCGGGGTCCGGGGATATTATAAATTAACGCAGGAAATAAAAAATGCGTTATTAGACGATGTAAATATTAACACAGTCACGACCGGAGACATAACCGACGTAAATCTAAATAAACAGGATATTTTCCCATTGGGGCATATTATTGTTAATAATGTAGTTGATGACAGACAAGTTCTAAGATTTAGTATAAGCATTTTAGCCTGCGACCTTGTGAATTATTCAAAGACAGAAACCCTAGACAGATTTGTTGGAAATAATAATCTGCAGGACGTTCTAAATACTCAATTAGCAGTACTAAATAAATTAACCCAAAGATTAAGGTTAGGTGATTTATATACAGATATGTTTCAGGTTGAAGGTACTTCATCAATGGTTCCATTTTTTGACCGTTTCGAAAATCAACTTGCCGGTTGGACCTGCACTTTAGATGTTTTAGTTTATAACGATATTTTAATTTGCTAAAATGAACACGAAGAGATTAGAGGCTGTTTTAAGCACGTTTGCTAGTAATGTGGTCCAAGAGGCTAAGAACAACCTTCAACGTGACGTAAACAAGTACGGGGACAACAAAGCGGGGGGTGATTTGTATAATACAATGACCTATAATGTACAAACTGAAAAAGATTTCTTTTTAGTTGACTTTTTAATGGAGCCTTACGGGAAATTTGTAGACAAAGGAGTTCAGGGAAAAACCTCAACTTATCCTGCATCAGCACTTTCTGATTTTCGTTATGGAAGTGGAACGGGGCCGAAAGGAGGATTAAAAAAAGGAGTTACAGAATGGCTTAATAAAAAGAAATTTCAATGGCGTACAGAGTTAGGTCGATTTATGTCTTACGAAACAATGTCGTGGTTAATAGCTAGGAGCATTTACAATAAAGGTATTGAAGCAAACCACTTTTTCACTAAACCGTTTGACCAACTTTTAACAGATTTACCAAAAGAAATGGTAGAAGGTTTTTTCTTAGACATAGAAGAAGCAATAATATTAGGACAAAAAAAATAAACAATGGCAAATATCGCTTTAAGAAGCCCACAGTATAAAAGTAAAAACGCATCAGGGGCTACTCAATCAACAGTATTAACTCTTAATATTAACGGTGTTGTAAGGTACACAATTGCCAAAAATAGAAGTTCGCTTTCAGATACATCATTTGAAATATCTGAACTTTGCAGGGACTATTTAACAATATATTATTCAGGAAGTAACACGCCTTATACGGTATCAATTATTTCAACCTTAACAAATTACGATGGTTTAAACGGAACAGGTAGCGTAGTGGGAACAGCAACTGTTTTTAGTGACGTTGGGTGGGAAGCATACGGAACTTACCTTAATGGCTCTAACCCTGTAAACCCTGTTGACAGGACTATACCGACTTGGTTAATTGCACCAATAAAAACAGAATCTTATTCAAATAATGAATTTGAAATTTTTGTACCTATTGGCGTGAGTGGTCGTGTAACAGGAGTTTCAAGTTCAGGTACTGTATTTACAGAAATATATAGCGGCACAGATACTGAAGTTTCAAATGCTTCAGCGCTAGATGATGTAAAAATAACCCGTATAAATTGCAGTAAATATGGAAATGGCAGAGAGATAGTTTTTATTAATAAATACGGCTCTCAACAAGACCTTTGGTTTTCTTTAAAAGAAACTCAAAATCTAAGTCGTAAAAATGAAAATTATAAATCAAATACATTATACTATGATGATTCACCGCCTTATTATCAAATATCCGATTCACCTGTAAAAACATTTAATACTAATGCTAAAAAAACATATAGTTTAAATTCAGGATATTACCCTGAGGGGGCTGCTGAATATTTTGAGCAACTACTTTTAAGTGAGTACGTTTGGATGAAAGTTTACAGAAAAGAAAACCCTATTAATGAATTAACTATACCTGTTCGAGTTAAATCTTCAAGCATAGAATTAAAAACATCTGTAAATAACAGATTGATTAATTACACGATTGAATTTGAAGATGCGTTTGATTACATAAATAACATACGATAACATAGAAATAACATAGATGCAAAAATTACAATTGTATATTGAGGGGCAAAGGTTGGATTTATTCAAAGATGAAATTGTTTCATTAACGGAGACAATTCAAAATATCAAAGATGTTTCTAAGATTTTTACATCGTTTACAAAAACCTTCTCGCTACCTGCTTCTAAAGTAAATAATAAGATTTTTAAACACTATTATAATTTTGATATTGTAGGGGGTTTTGATGCTAGAATTAAAAAAGACGGAAAAATAGAATTAAACACAATACCCTACAAGGTTGGTAGGATAAAGCTAGAGGGGGTTGAATTAAAAAACAATGTTGCTCATACTTATAATATTACTTTCTTTGGTAATACAGTAGAATTGCCTGACGTTTTAGGCGAGGACAAATTAAGTTCTTTATTATTTTCAAATTCAGGTTACAGCATTCCTTATACGGCTGCAAACATAAAATCGTATATGGGCGCTATTGGGGACAGCAAAATTATAGTTCCATTAATTACTCATACGGATAGGATTTATTATAATTCAGGTGAAATAGTTGCAGGAACAGATAATGTTAGCTTTAATAACGGAGTGGTTAAAGGGCTTAAATGGGACCAATTAAAATTCGCTATTAGATTGTATGAATTAATCCTAGAGATTGAAGCAAAGTACACTATTGCGGAGGGTTACTCAAGTAATATAGTTTTTTCAAGAGATTTTTTTAATACATCAAATCCTGTATTTTATAACTTATATATGTGGCTTCATCGTAAAAGTGGAGCAGTAGAACCTGCGCAACAGGTAACATTTCTTACAAGTCAAGTTGACGGGTTTAATTCTTCAACTTCTATTATAATTTCAACAGGTGCTAATTTTGCTACTCCGTCTTATTTGTTTGTTTCCCCGAATCGAATTACAACTCATAGCCTATATTTTACACCAACAACAGGTGAGGCATATATTGTAAGTGTTACATTAAACGGGCTTCCTTATTGGCAATCAACAAGTGCTTCAGGGAGTAGAACTTTTACTGACGAATTTTCTTTAGTAGGAAGTGGGCAGTATAATATTTTTGTTACTGCTGAAACAGGTATTGTTTTTAGTTCTGTAATATGGGAATTTAACGGGCAGTTCAATAATAATCCTTATCAAGAAACATTTACTACAACTTCATTTTCGATTACAAACGATTTTGATTTTTTAGTAAAAGAACAAATACCTGATATTACTATAATGTCGTTTCTTACAGGGTTGTTTAAGATGTTTAATTTGGTTGCTTATGCAGATGAAAATAATACGATAGTAGTTAGACCTTTAGAAGCTACTGACGTATCTAAATTCAGTACTGAAGATAATTTATCATATTATACAAATTCAGATATTAGCGGAAATGATACACCAATAAATTATAATATATCTAGTTTTATAGACACCACTAAAAGCAAAGTAAATGTAGCGTTACCTTACAACGAAATTGTTTATGGATATGAGGGTACAGGTAGTTTTTTAGCTAAACAACATAATCAGTTAGCAGGTAGTAATTGGGGAGCATTAAGTTATTCAGGTGACCCGCAAGGGCAAACAGGTGGCGTTAATTACAATGCTTCTACCGAGATTTATAAAGTTCTAGTACCATTTGAGCATTTTAAATACGAAAGGTTAATTAACGTTACAGGTAGCGTTGACACAACAATCCAATGGGGCTATTCTGTAAATGAAAATCAACAACCATACATAGGAAAACCTTTAATTTTTTATGCTATTCAAAGAAGTGCGGGAATGACCGCAATTAGTTTAATAACAAGTGCTAGTACTGTTACTCAAGTAACAAATTACACAGTACCATCAAATAGTTTGTATTTAGATTCTGTAACAGGAAAACAAAATATAAATTTTAATAATGAAATAAACGAATATACTAGAACAACTGAATTTACTGACACTTTATTTTCAACCTATCATTCGCCTTACATTATAGACGTTTTTAATTCAAGCAGAAGAATAACTAAGATAACGTCATATTTGCCATTAAGGATATTATTTGATTTTAAACTAAATGATACTTTTGAAATAAACGCACAAAAATATATTATTAACTCAGTCACTACAAACCTACAAAGTGGGAAAAGTGAAATGGAATTATTAAACAAGGTATGATAAAAAATATATTAGATTTACTAAAGATTGCAAACGGAGAAACTGAGAATATTAAAATTGCTCAGGGAAAATACGGATTACCGACAAATGTAAAAGACGCTTTTAAAAAGATTAAAAACAATATCAAATGGCAATAGAAAAAGATTACACGGTAAAAGTTTCCACGGCGGATGCAGTAAAAAATGTTGACAAACTTACAAAGGCTGTAGAAGAACAAAATGATGAATTGCTGATAATGGAAGGGCAATTATTGGATGCGGAAAGGGCTTTATCAAAATTAGGTCCTAAACAATTAAACCGTATTAAAGATACTAAAGATTATATTAAGCAATTAAAGCAAAAAATAACACTAGAAAAAAAAGGTGCTAAATTACTTTCTGCTTCACAAAAAAAAGCGACAAAAGATTTAGTAAATACTAAAAAAGCTAGTGTAGATTATTCAGGTATTGTTGGAAAATTAGACGCTCAAACCGGGGGTCTTATTTCAGGATTTGGCGGAATGGTTAAGGGTTTAAAAAACGCAACCAAAGGTTTTAAAACAATGAAACTTGCAATAATTTCTACCGGGCTAGGTGCTTTAGTTGTTATTATGGCTTCTTTGTATGCTGCTTTTACAAGTTCTGAAGAAGGACAGAAAAAATGGGCAAAGGTTATGGAAGTTGTCGGCGCAGTTGTAGGGGTTTTCACGGACAGACTAGCTGCTCTAGGAAGTGGTTTAATTAGCTTATTTACGGAGCCTATTGAAACTTTAAAAGGTTTTGGTAAAAGTATAAAGGAATTTGTAATGGATAAGGTAGAACAAGCCGTTGAAGGTTTAGGCTTTATGGGTTCTGCAATATCAAAATTATTTAAAGGTGATTTTACAGGTGCTTTAAATGATGCTTCAAAAGGTGTTTTACAATTAAATAGAGCGATGAATCCTGCGGTAATGCTTGTAGAAGCGATGGTTGAAGGGACCAAGAATTTAATAGTAGAACTTACAGAAGAAGCTAAGGTTGCTGCAAGAATTGCAGACCAAAAGAAAGATGCCGCCAAATTAGAAAATGAATTAATTCTAGATAGGGCAAAGGCAAACAGGGAAAGGCAGTCTCTTTTAGATAAAGCAGCAAAAAAAGACATTTATTCTGCTGCGCAAAGGATTAAATTTTTAGAAGAAGCGGGAAAAGTTGAAGATGAAATTAATGCGAAGGAAATAAGACTAGCTGAGTTAAAACTTAAAACTCAACAAGATTTAAACAAACAAGGTTTAAGTGATAAAGAAGCGGTTAAAGCAGAAATTGAATTAAAAGCACAATTGATAAACTTAGAAACTCAAAGGCTTGTAAAAGCTAAACAACTTTCTAGTCAATTGGTATCAGTTAGAAGAGAAGAGGCTGCAAGAATACAACAAATAGATGATGAAGCCGATGCAAAAGCATTAGCAATTCAAGATTTTAAAGATAGTTTAAGAATAAAAGACAAAGAAAATAAATTTGCTGATATTGAGGCAGAAAGAGAAGATAGGATTAAGGAGTTAGAAGAACTAGGTTTACACGAAACACAAAAGCAACAAATGCTTTTAGATATTGAAGCCTCTTTTAAGGAAAAGAAAAAGATAATTGAAGCAGAAGCAAAAGTAATTGAAGACGAAAAACTAGCTGCTTTTCTAGAAAAAGAAACAGAGGAAAAAGAAATTTCTTTAGAAGATGAAAAACAGGCTGCTCTAGATAAGGCAAAAAGCCTAGGGGCTTCAAAAGAGCAATTGGCTAAAATTGAAGAAAATTATATAAACCAAATAGCAGAAGCAGAGGCTGCAGCGGATAATGCTAAATTAAATATGGCTAAGAAAACTTTAGGCGGAATTTCGGCTGCTTTAGGTGAAAATTCAAAAGCAGGTAAGGCAGCAGCGGCTGCTTCTGCATTAATAAATACGTATCAGGGTATTACAGCCGAATTAGCTACAAAAACCGCTACACCTTGGGGTTTTGCAATGAAGTTGGTTAATATAGCAACAACAGCTGCCATTGGTTTTAAATCTGTGAAAAGCATTTTAGCAACAAACCCATCTTCAGGAGGTGGAAACGCTACTAATCCGGGTGCCGGTGCTGCGATGGCTACAGCAGAACCTGCACCTCCACAGCCGCCTGCTTTTAATGTAGTTGGGGCAAGTGATACAAATCAATTAGCGGATGCAATAGGGGGCCAAACACAGCAACCTGTTCAGGCTTTTGTTGTTTCAGGTGACGTTACAACGGCCCAAAGTCTAGAAAGAAACATTATACAGGGAGCAACAATTGGGTAACAAATACAAAAATAAGTTTTAAATACGTTATAATAATATGCAAATAATAGAATTAGTTTTAGACGAAGAAAATGAAGATGCAGGAATCGATTGTATAGCAATTGTAGAAAATCCGGCCATTGAGTCAAATTTTGTTGCTTTGAAAAAGCAGGAATCGATACAACTTGCTGAAGTTGATAAAGAAAAAAGGTTATTAATGGGTGCATTATTAATCCCAAATAAACCAATTTATAGAAATGGCCCTGACGGAGAAGAATATTATATTTTTTTCAGTAAAGAAACTATTGCGAAGGCTTCACAAATGTATTTGCAAAATGGCAATCAATCTAATTCAAATATAGAACACGGCGAAAAAGATTTAGAGGGCCTGACCTTAGTTGAAACTTGGTTGGTGGCAGATGAAAAAATGGATAAATCTAGAGTTTACGGAATTGACGTACCTGTAGGCACTTGGATGGGGGCTGTTAAGGTCAATAACGAAGAAGTTTGGAACGATTATGTAAAAACGGGCAAGGTAAAGGCTTTTAGTATTGAAGGATATTTCATTGATAAGATGGAACAGAAACCAAAAGTAAAAGAGGACCTAGAATTATCTGAGGATTTAATGATTGACAAAATAAAAGACATTTTAAATAAAAAAAATTAATGGGTCAAGAAAGAAGAAAACCCGGTTTCATACCAAGCAGAACATCACCCACAAGTAGTGGCAGGGCTTGCTTGTGTTGGGATACAAATACTTACTCTAGAAAATGTTGTGATGGCTCAGTTGGAGCGCAAGGCATTGGAGTTATATCTAGAACAGACTGAAAATACAAAATCTAAATTAAAAACCGTTATATTAATAATTATGAAAAGTAAATTAAATCAAATTAAAGAACTTCTAAATATTCAGGTAAAACTTGAAGAAATGAAGTTAGAGAATGGTACAATAGTTAGTGCTGATTCTTTTGAAAAAGATAGCGAATTATTTATCGTTACAGATGACCAACAAGTAGCTATGCCTGTAGGAGAATATATTCTTGAAGATGGCCGTTTATTAGTTGTTTCTGAAGAAGGTATTATTGCAGACATTAGAGACGTTGCAGACGAGGCTACACCTAAAGAGGGTGAAGAAGTTACCGAAGACCTAGAAGACGAAAATTACGAAGGGGACCATCCGGAAGACGAAAAGAAAGAAGACGAAAAGGAATTGGAAGAAGAGGCAGACGTTGCAGATTGGAAAGGTATGGAAAAAAGAATCCAAAATCTTGAAGATGCAATTGCTGATTTAAAAGGTGATAAAGAATCTAAAATGGAAGAAGTACCGGAAGAACCTAAAGTTGGTGAAGAGGTAAACGTTTTAAAATCTAGAACCGTAAAAGAAGAATTTTCTGAAGTTTTAGAGCCTGCGGTTTCTTCAATTAAAGCAAACCCTGAATCTGAATCTGTTCAAAAGAAAAAAGTTGAATTTGTACACAATAAAATGGGTGCAACTACAATGGATAGAATATTACACAGATTAACTAACAAATAATATAAACAGTAAAATAAAAATAAAAATGAGTAATTTAAAAAATGTAAAATTAGCAACAGCTACCAATATTACTACAACTTATGCAGGAGAATTTGCAGGAGAGTATATTGCAGCGGCTTTATTATCTGCATCAACTATTGATGACGGTGGATTAACAGTAAAAGCAAACATCGCTTTCAAAGAAGTGATTAAGAAATTGGCTACAGGTGCTTTAGTTCAAGCAGCGGCTTGTGACTTTACACCAAACAGTTCTGTAACTTTAACTGAAAGAATAATTCAGCCGGTTGAGTTAATGGTTAACCTTCAATTGTGTAAATATGACTTCGTTAACGATTGGGAAAGCCAATCAATGGGATTCGGTTTAGGTCAAACTTTACCTCCAAAATTTTCTGACTTTATGATTGCACACGTTGCGGCAGAAGTTGCTCAAAATACTGAGTTTAATATTTGGCAAGGTGATACAGCAGCAGCAAGTAACAATTCATTCGATGGATTTGAAAAGTTAATCGCAGTAGCAGTAGCAGCAGGAGATATTCCGGCAGCACAAGCAATTGGTGGAGGTGTAGCTTTAACGGCTGCAAATATTGTAGAGAAATTGTCAGACGTTGTTACAGCAATTCCTGCACAATTATATGGTAAAGAAGATTTATTTATTTACATCGGTACAAAAGCAGCAAAATTATATGTTCAAGCCCTTGGAGGTTTTGGAGCAAATGGTTTAGGAGCAAATGGTGTTTCTAATATGGGGACGCAATGGTGGAACAACGGTTCTTTAACTGTTAATGGTGTAAAAATATTTGTTGGACAGGGATTATCTGACGATAAAATGTATGCAGCACAACGTTCTAATTTGTATTTTGGAACCGGTTTGTTAAATTCGACACAAGAAGTTAAGGTCTTGGATATGAGCGATTTAGATGCCTCAGCCAACGCGAGAATCGTTATGAGGTTTACAAGTGCAGTTCAATTTGGAATCGCTTCTGACATAGTTTCTTACGTTTAAGATTAATTAATATTAAAAAGAGGGTAGGTGGTTCGTCTACTTACCCTTTTTTTATTCAATACAACTTGTTGAAAATCAATGAGTTAACTAATAAAAAAATAAAAAAAATTATGGCTTGTTTATTAACTACCGGTAGAAAAATTCCGTGTAAAAGCGGTTTTGGCGGGATTAAAAAAGTATATTTTGCTGATTACGGCACAATTGCTTCAGTAACACTAAGCGCAGACAACGAAGCAACTATTGTAGATGGTTCACCTGCACCGGTTTGGTTTGAATACGATGTTAAAGGGGCTTCTAGCCTTGAAACAACTGTTACCTCTAGTAGAGATAATGGTACGACATTCTACACTCAAACTTTAAATTTAACATTAACTTTCTTAGATGCTAAAACGCAGGCAGAATTGCAATTACTTGCAGTATCTAGACCTTACGCAGTAGTTGAGGATTACTACGGTAATAGCTTCCTTTTAGGCCTTGAAAATGGCTTAGAATTAACCGGGGGTACAGTTGTAACCGGAGCAGCAGCAGGAGATTTAACAGGTTTCACTTTGACATTTGAAGGAATGGAAGAAAAGGCTCCTTATTTCTTAGCGACATCGGTAACAGGTTCAAGTGAACAAATTGACCCAACACCTGCCGGAGTACCTGCTTAAAAAGCAATGTATTATTTAAAAGAAAAAAGCATCCAAATATGGGTGCTTTTTTTTTTGCTTATTGATTTTACAAATTGGTTGTTTTTTACCGTTATATAAGTAATGATAATATTAACTACATCGGCATCCGCACAAACACTATCAGTAATACCTAGAAAATATTTAGGCTCATTCACTATGACTTTTAGGGATGACAGTACCAATATTACTAATCAATATGATATAACAGGGGCTGTAAATTCAAATAATTATTTAACATTTGATAATATATTTAATCCTATCTTAATTGAGGGTCATTTTTACGATGTTAAATTATTTACAGATTCTTCCAAAACAGAAGCTATTTATAGTGATAAAATATTTTGCACAGACCAAGATATTAACCAAATTGATAATGACCATTATATTTTAAATAAGGCAAAATACGTACATTATAACGGTTTTGATAACACTTACACAGTACCATAAATATGGAAAATAAAAGACTAAGGAATAACAAAGGGCAATTTAAAAAGGCTTCAAAAAATTCAGAATTTGGATTTGTTAATTTAAGCACTTATACAAGCCCCGAAATTGTGGAGGTAAAAGGTGAGGATTGGATTCGCTATGGGAGTGATAATAATTATTTTCAGTTTTTAATAGACAGATTTAACGGTAGCCCAACAAATAACGCTGCAATAACCGGAATTTCTCAGGCTATTTATGGTAAAGGATTAAACGCTACAGATTCTAGTAGAAGACCAAACGAGTACGCTCAAATGGTTTCGTTGTTTAAAAAAGATGACGTTAGAAAACTTTGCTATGACTTAAAATTAATGGGTCAATGTGCAATGCAGGTAATTTACACTAAAGACAGAAAGAAAATTGCAAAAGTAGAGCATTTTCCAATTGAAACACTTAGAGCAGAAAGAGCAAATAAAGATGGTGAAATAGAGGCTTACTATTATTTTGCAGATTGGCCAAATATAAAAAAGTCAGATACACCGTTAAGAATACCTGCTTTTGGAACATCAAAAGAAAGTATTGAAATACTATACGTAAAACCTTATAAATCAGGCTTTTACTACTATTCCCCTGTCGATTATCAGGGTTCTCTACAATATGCTGAATTAGAGGAAGAGGTATCGAATTACCATATCAATAATATACGTTCAGGCCTATCGCCTAGTATGTTAATAAATTTCAATAATGGTACCCCGAATGAACAAGAAAGACAATTAATCGAACAAAAAATAGCGGATAAATTCGCCGGGACCAACAATGCCGGGAAATTCATCATTGCTTTTAACGATAATAAAGAAAGTCAGGCAGAGATTACACCGGTACAATTATCCGATGCGCATAACCAATATCAATTTTTAAGTTCTGAATGTTCTTTAAAAATACAGGTGGGCCACAGGATAGTTTCTAGTTTTTTACTAGGAATACCAACAGCAACAGGTTTTTCTTCAAATGCAGATGAAATAAAAGTATCTTCTCAATTAATGGATAACACCGTTATTAGACCTTTTCAGGAACTTTTAATAGATTCTTTTGATATCATACTCGCTTACAACGATGTTGCCTTAAACCTATATTTTACGACCTTACAGCCCCTAGAATTTACTGAAGTAGATAGTAGTATTCAGGACAAAGAAACTATTGAGGAAGAAACAGGGGTTGAAATGGAGAAAAAAGAATCACTATCTGAACATACTTGTTCATTGTCTAGCGATAAAACTCAATTTCTTTTAGGTTCTTTATCTTCTACCGGTAATAAAATGGGTGAAGATTGGATTCAGGTTGACGAGCTAGAAGAAGAATCTAATTTATCAAATGAAGATTGGGCCAATTATTTAATACAGGAAAAACCAAAAAGTACTTTAAATAAAATAAAAGATGTTTTAGGTTTAAATCAAGATTACGTAACTAGCAAAAATAACGGGTCCGCTTATTCAGATATTGACTCTAAAAACGGGCTTTATAAAATAAGATATAAATACGCTTTAGGTGCTTCAAAAGGAAAAAACACTAGAGACTTTTGTTCTAATATGATGGATATGTCAGATGCCGGTATGGTTTGGAGACTTGAAGATATTGACCAAGCAAGCAGAGGTGATGTTAATGTAGAATTTAGACATAAGCCAAGTATCGAATATAATATTTTTGAACTAAAAGGCGGTATTTACTGTCATCACAAATGGAAAAGAGTATTATATCGAAAAGAATCAAATACGGAAGTTTCAAAGAATTTATCTAATTATAAAAAAACTAGAACAATTCCTAAATCACAACAAAGATTTCCTAGAGGTTCTGCAAAAGCAGCAATTGCAACAATAAAACAACCGGGTCAAGGTAGATACCCATTATCTAGTGTTTCATTAAATGATAAAGGGTATAAAATAAGTCAGAGAAGGGGTCAAAGCGGTCGTTGGATTAAAGAAAACGAAACTTGCTTAGACTTAGCAGGGTTATCTTCTAAAAGTGCTTTAACAACGGGTAAACAGGCTAGAGATTATTCTAAGAAATTAAACGATGCTAAAAGTAGCAATCCAAATGTTTATTGGTCCGTTTCAGAGGTTTCACCTGAAGACGCTCAGGCCGGTATTGTAATTGATAAAAATTACGGTTCTATTATGGTTGCAGCAAATGGGGATATAAAAGGTTTATTTAAAAACCCTGAAACAAAAACAAGGGGCGTAGGTGCTAAATTAGTTCAGCAAGCAGTAAATAATGGAGGTAGAACTTTAGATAATTTTGATGGGTTTTTAACAAAAATATATAAAGAAGCAGGATTTAGGGTTACAGGAAGGATTCCTTTTGATGAACAATATAAACCTGATGGGTGGATTAAGGAATTGCACGGTACACCGGACGTTGTTTCAATGATTTATGACCCAAAAAATGAATTGGATATTCGAGAGCAAATGTTTTCAGGTGATGACGGTTACGACGAAATGATAAGACATAGAAATTCAAGTTTAAATATTTGTAATTAATAATAGATAAAAAATGGCAACAGTACTATTTATAAACAGAACTGACCTTGTTCGTAATTCAATTATGGACGGAAATATAGATACGGATAAATTTATTTTCTTTATTTCTACGGCTCAAAAAATTCATATTCAGGAGTATTTAGGTACGAAAATGTATGATGGCTTAACCGCTGCAATAGTTGCAGGAATTGATTTACCTGCAAATGCTAGATGGAAGCTATTATTAGACGATTACGTGGTCGATATGTTAATTTGGTTCACTCAGGTAGATTACCTTCCTTGGGCCTCTTACCAATTACGTAATGGGGGAATGATGAAACACCGGTCTGAAAATGCAGAAACAGTTTCAAAAGAAGAAATTGATTTTCTAGTAGAAAAAGCTAGAACAAATGCAGAATGGTATTCTAGAAGATTTATCGATTTTATGGGTTTTAATCAAACTTTATACCCTGAATATACAAACAATATTAACGACGATATTTATCCTAGTTATGATGCAACTTTTAATGGTTGGGTTTTATGATTTACAAACCAAAAGAAAAAACCTTAGAGAAGTTAAAGGCATATTTAAAAAGAAAAGAAAGCATTAATAAATCAAAAAATAAAAAAGATGGCGAACGAAGTATATAGCACAAGTTGGTGGGGAAGCCCTATGGAAATTGGATGGGGAAGCATTTATTACAGATTAGCTTTTCCTAGTGCAATACCTGCTTTGTTAGTTACCTTAGAAGCAAGGGCAACTTATTCAGAAAATATAACTTGTACAACTGCAATATTAACCGCTTTAGAAAACATAGAAATATAATGGCGAATTTATTAGACGAAGCATCGATTTTATTAACAGCAACCGCTTACGATAACGGTAGTATGTTAGCGGTTAAACCTGAAAACGGAGATGGAGATTTCACTTTCTCACGTAATTCAGCAGCTACAAGAGTAAACGCACAAGGTTTAGTTGAGAATGTACAAATACTTTCAAGTAATTTAGTATCAAATGGGGACTTTTCACAAGAGGGTGTTCAAGAGGTTTCTAATGGTTCTTTTAGTCAAGAGGGTGCTAACATTATTACTCCAATTGCAAACAGCGACTTTTCAAGCGATACGGGGTATTGGACAAAAGAGACGGGTGTTACTATAAGCGGTGGATTAATGAATATGTCGTCAACACCAAACAATCAAGGTTTTTATAAAGGCGGGATTATTGAAGTAGGTAAAAATTATAAAGTTGAAGTTACTATAAGTGGGTACTCTGAGGGCTTGCTTGATAGCAGTAATTCTAATAGTTTTTCTTTTCCTCAGTCAAACGGAACATACGTAGTTTATTTTACGGGAGCAAATCCTTCTCTGTCATTCGCAGCAAATGGAACAACTACCTTATCAATAGACAACGTAAGCGTTAAAGAAGTCGGTCAAGATTGGACTTTAGGAAGTGGTTGGAGTATTGGAGAGGATAAGGCGATAAATGATGGTAATGGTGGTGGAATATTCCCCACACCAAATAGTTTGACAAGTGGTGCTACAGTAAAATTTCAAGTAACAATATCAGACAGAACAAATGGATATATAAGAATACAAAATCCAAGTTCAACAATTTATTATGTAAACAACATAAATACAAATGGTACTTTTGAATATAGCTTTACCACTATAGATGCTAATGGTTGGAGAATTGAAGCAGTTGGTGGTTTCAATGGCTCTATAACAAACATCTCGGTTAAAGAAGTTGGGCAAAATTGGAATTTGGGAACGGGTTTTAGTATTGGGGAGAATGTTGCAATTTATGATGATAGTGCAAATGGAAATTTAAGTCAAAATAAAACGTTTACGTCTAATAAAAAATATAATATTTCTTTTGAAATAAAATCGGGGAGTGGCTCGATTGCATTTTTATCAAGCAATGGAGTAACAACTTATGTAGGTTATGCAACTTATGGAATTGGTACTCATAGTGTTGTTTTTGATTATACAACGGGTAGCGGTTTTGGTGTATTTGCATCTTCTTTTTTAGGTGGTGCATTTTCAATAACAAACATTACACTTAAAGAAATAACAGACGATACTAACCTACCAAGAATCAACTACGAGGGGTTTAGTTACCAAGATTCTTTAGGGAGTGAATTAGTTACTAATGGGGATTTTGCTACAGGTAGTGATTGGTCTAAAGGAAGTGGTGTAACTATAAGCGGTGGAGAAGCATTAATAACTGTTACCAATGGTGGATATCAATTTTTAGGACAATCGGTAACTTATATTTCGGGAAAATCATACACACTTACGGCTTCGGTAAACGGAACAATAGGTAAAGGTTGTACATTTTTTGATGCTTCGGGAAACAATGGGGGGCTAAATACTTCAAATGGAATTGTTACTTTTAACGGAGAAAAGCAATATATAAGTTTTGATTTTATAGCCAACAGCAATTCAAATACAGTACTTATCACAAGAAACGGAACAGGTGATTATAGCTTTTCAATAGACAACGTATCTGTAAAAGAGGTAACGCAAGAAGTAGTGCCTAATAGTGGATGCGGAAGTTGGTTGTTAGAACCGCAGTCATCGAATTTAATTCCTTATTCGAGTGATTTTAGTCAGAGTGCTTGGGTAAAGTCAGGTTCAAGTGTTGAAAGTGGGTATTTATCTCCATCAGGAGAAACAAACGCAAGTAAATTCACTGCAATAAACACAGACCCTTATTTGTTATATGCTATTTCAGGTGTAACAAACTTAACATATTCAGCCTCTTTATACATTAAAGGAACAACATCAACTATTGGGGAAACTGCAAGACTTTGGATAATTAGAGATAACGTTGTTTTTCATAGCGAAGATTTTACAATCACAGATATTTGGCAAAGAATAAGCACAACTAAAACTTTTACAAGTACGCCAACAAGTTTTGTATCTTTAAGGGTAGATTTACCAAATACAAATGTATCTATTGGAGATGAAACCTATATGTGGGGAGCACAATTAGAGGCTCAATCATTTCCAACCTCATATATCCCAACTTCAGGAGCAACATCCACAAGGTTACAAGATATAGCGAACAATAGCGGAAATGCAAGTTTGATAAATTCAGAATCGGGTGTATTATATACAGAGATAAAAGGTTTTGAAAATGATTTAAATTATAGAACAATATCTTTAACAAATACAACCGGAAGTAACAGAGTAAACATTTGGATTTGGAACGATGGAAGATTAAGGGTAGATTTATATTCAGAATCAGTTGAGCAATTTGGTTTATTTTTAACCTATGATATGACTACAAGCAATAAAATAGCGGTTAAATACAAACTTAATGATTTTTCGGTTTGGCTTAATGGGGTTAAAGTTTATATAAGTTCAATTGGTGCAGTACCAATAGGGTTAAGTAAGGTTGATTTTAGCAATGGCTTATTATATCCTTTCTACGGTAAAACAAAAGCACTTGCAGTTTTCAAAACCGCTTTAACAGATGCAAATTTAAGAAGCCTTACATATCCACCCGCAGTAGCAACAACGTTTGATTTAAACTTTAACACAATAGCAGAGCAGTTTACATTTACGAGGGGTTCAGAGGCTACATTTGTTAATGCACAAGGATTGATACAAAGTACTAATGAGATAGGAGCAGAATTGGTTACTAATGGCGATTTTAGTAATGGATTAAATAATTGGTCTGTTGTTGGCGGTAGCTATGCAAGTGTTAATAATGGAATTTTAAATTCTAACAATACAAGTAATGGTAGTTGGCACTCGCAATATATTGCTCAAGGAATATCATTTATTAATGGTAAAACTTATGCCGTAAAATTTAAAGCAAGAAATATAAACGGTTCTACAAATTTAAGATTAACACAACAAGCATTTGTTGTTTTTAGCAATAATATTACAAGTGAATTTGTTGACTATACCGTTTATTATACTGCTCAACACGATGGTTATGAATTAAGAATGTTTTGCAATGATTCTGTTGGTCAATTTGAAATAGACAACGTATCTGTTAAAGAATACATAACTGCAACTAACACACCAAGATTAGATTACTCAACAGGTTCAGAAGCATTTTTGCTTGAACCGCAGAGTACGAATTTGATACGTTATTCAGAAGATTTTAGTAATTCTTATTGGCTTAAATTGAATAATGTTAATGTAAGTAATGAAAAAGTAATAAGTCCTGATGGAACTTTAAATGCTTCACAACTTATTTATGATGGAACATCAGGCGGAAGAATAGAAAAAGGAATAGGTGGTTTAACTCAAGGTGCTGATTATACTGTTAGTGTTTATGCAAGGGTTTCAAGTGGTACTCAAGCCGTTAGACTTGGTAGTGTTAATGATTTTGAATATACATTGACAACAGAATGGCAAAGATTAACAAGTACGCAACCTGAAAATGATACAGTTGCATATCCGAGATTAATATGTAATGATACTGCAACTATTGAGATTTGGGCTTTTCAATTAGAACAACAATCTTTTGCTACATCATACATTCCAACATCAGGCGCAACAGCTACAAGAAATCAAGAATTATGTAACAATGCAACACCTGTTATTAATAGCGAGGAAGGAACATTGTATGCGGAAATTGGGAGTTTAATTGGAGATGAAAGTGTTGGTCAATTATCTTTATCAAATGGAACTGCAAATGAAACTATAAAAATTCTTTACTTAAATAGCAACTCGGTAAGGGTTGAAATGCAAACAGTAAGTGGTGTTAATTTTGTAAAAGATATAACTTTAACAAGAGATGGAACATTTGATAAAGTAGCTATAAGATATAAATCAAATAATTATGCGGTTTATCATAATGGCGTTTCGCAAACAGTAACACAAACCGCTAGTACACCAATCGGATTAAATAAAATTGCTTTTAATAGGGGTGACGGGGGTTCGATTTTCTTCGGTAACACTAAAGGTTTAAAAGTTTATCCAAAAGCATTAGCAGACGTACAATTACAAGATTTAACAACAATATAATTATGAAC